TGCCCTGTGTCCTGGGCTATAATATTACTTTGCCCAGGACACACATGCCAAGCCTTTGCTTCAACGCCAAATACTTCTTGCTTACGTACAGCCATGTCGAAGGCACCTCAAATCGGCCAGCCTTGGACCCCAATGCGATTGTTGACACAGTTGCAACAACTGGAGGACGCTGCATTGTGGGGAAGGAAGAATACAATGACACTGGAGGCTTTCACTTCCACGTGTTTATCGCTTTCGAAAGCAAATTTCGTTCCCGCCGAGTTGACGTATTTGATGTCGCAGGCTACCACCCAAATGTGGTCCCTTCCCGCGGCAGTCCTGAGCGGGGATGGGACTACGCTACAAAAGATGGTTGCATCGTTGGAGGAGACCTCGAACGGCCGAGCGGAGAACGAGATAGCTCTGCTAAGGAACGCTGGACTTCAATCGTTCAGGCAGACAGTGTGGAGGAGTTTTGGCGTCTTTGCGAGGTGCTGGATCCTCAGCGTCTGGCTTGCAACTTCCCAGCATTGCAGCGCTATGCCGATTGGCGCTTCCGTGTGGAACCCGCTCCATATGCGTCGCCACCTGGAGAGTTTGACATCAGTCTGTTCCCAGAGTTGGGAAGTTGGCAACAACAGTTGGGTGTTGCTGGAACCGGTGCGTGTTCACGCACAAGTCGCGCCACCCCCGCTAACGCGGGGACCCCCGAGCGCTCCTAATTTCACAGAGAAACGGGTTGTTGTGTTTAGGTTTAGGGTTAGGGCTAACCTGTTTAGGTAGAAAACAGTCCCTCGTGCTGTGGGGCCCCACGCGGACCGGCAAAACAACCTGGGCCCGGTCGCTAGGCCCTCATCTGTACTTCTGTGGCCTCTACAGCTACAAGGAGGCCAAGGGGGCTGCAGCTGCAAATTATGCCATCTTCGACGACATCCAGGGCGGCATCAAGTTCTTTCCTGCCTTCAAAAATTGGATGGGTTGCCAGTATCAGTTTCAAATAAAGGGTCTATACCGTGACCCTGAGCTTATCACTTGGGGCAAACCCAGCATCTGGGTAGCCAATACTGATCCTCGCGAGGATATGTCACTTGCTGATACTGAGTGGTTGGAGGGAAATTGCACATTCGTTCATGTAACTAGCACTATCTTTCGTGCCAATACACCATAGCATCGGTTTGCACTAAAGCGCGTGCTTCACCTGGCAGTGGCGTGTTCGGTGGTGTGCCCAAAACCCCCAAAATAAACATATCCAACACATACAGGTTACCTGGCGACCCAGGTCCTGTGATAGACCACGGCGAGCCATGTCCGTCACCCGGCCCACCGGGCTCCTCCCCGTCATCGCCTGGGGCATCGAAAAAGCCCTTCTCCTCGTCGTCGTAGGTGATGTTCTGGTTCACAAACGTGGACGTTGTGTATGTTTTCTGGATCGTCCCATCCAAATCCCCGTCCGTATTCGTGGCGGAATAAGTTGGGCGTATCCGTATCTTCCTGTCGGATACCACCCCCAAGCGTCGACGATCCACAGTAGCATTGCTGAAATTGGTGTAATCCAGTCCAAGTGTTCCCTGAAAGATAAGTTCCATGAACTTCTGGTTGTCGGGGTTGGTGAGGTCAAGGACATTCAGCGGTCTAAAAAAGACCTCGGGTGAAACGGCACTTTCAACGGGAATGCCGGCAGGGTACTGCTGGTGGCTCCAAAACACTATGCGTCGGTGGACCCAATTGCCGAGGCCACCATTCGCAAAGGTCCAGTTGTCCTTCACACCCCGGAAAAATATCGTATTGCGGTTCCGCACATACTCCGATTGGGTGGCATTCTCGTGATTCATGTAGGTAGGGCACCACAAAAACACATTCAGGCCGCTCTCTAACGTAACCGCGCCCCGTGGCGGGTTCGTCTGGCCAATCACAGTGGATGCCATGGCATTCCGCTTCTTGATTGAGGCCACCTGCAATATGCGCCTCCTAGGCAGCCGTGTGCGCCTGATAACGCGGCGGCGTCCCATTGGTCGCCTCGTAGTAAGCCTTCGCCTAAAGGTACGCCGGAAGTTGGGCCTCCGGCGAGACGTCCTGCGGGTCCTGAATCGTGCCATCTTGGCGGTTCGAAGTTCGAAGTTTGTGGTGACGTAGGTCACAGGGGGTCGGGTCTATATATACCCCCTCCGTGCCCTGTGTCCTGGGCTATAATATTACTTTGCCCAGGACACACATGCCAAGCCTTTGCTTCAACGCCAAATACTTCTTGCTTACGTACAGCCATGTCGAAGGCACCTCAAATCGGCCAGC